ATTCCAATTAGATCCTTCACCTAGTTTACCTAATAAAGTAGGTACAAATCTTTCATTACTTAAATTACGAATAAATGTTTCACGATCTTTATTTGCATTTTTTCTATTAGATACTGTCCAAAGATCATTATATTTATTTTGTTGTTTAGCAGCTCTTAAACTAACTCTTTGTTCATATGCTTCTTTTCCACCATTCTTCCATATTTTAATTTCATTTTTATTTGGTTGAATATATTTTTTTAAAAAGTTTTTTGTAATAACAAACTCTCTAAAATCTTTGTATGATTTAAACCATTTATCTTTTACAAAAGTTTTATACGTTTTGTTTTTATATGCTTCCTGTAATAATGTTTCACTTAAATTTATATTAATAACTCCATCATCTAATATTTCTATTTCTACTTCATCTTGTTCCCAGTTTCTGTTTTTATAATCAATAGATTTATTAGAATTAACTTTCATTTGTGATTTAATTACTTCATTATCAATTACAGTTATTTCATTTTTACCATCATTAGATCTCCAAGTTTTAGTTGCAGTATTATTAACTTTAATTTTATTTTTTTGTAATCCCTTCATGTATTCCCACATACTAAAACCATCATTAAAGTCGTTTATAAATTTTTTCTTTTCAAGATTAGATAATGTTTTTCCAAAACCATTACCAAAAACTAAACCAAATAAACTTGCTCCTCCTATATTAGCTATTGATTCTTGATACGTTCTATCAGCATGCATTCCATGTTTTGCTAATTCTTGTGCAGATTCCATTTGTAATATTTTTTTTGTTGTATTTAATCTACCACCAGTAAATACTAATTTAGCTGCAGGAGAAAACCATAACAACGAAGTTGGATCAGCAAATGCTCCAAATATTCTACCAGTTAAATAAGCAGGACCATTTCTTTCTTTTTGTACTTCTGTCCAATATTTTTCTACTAAAGCAGAACTTTCTGCTGCACTTCTTGATTTACTAAAATAATCTATATTAGAATAAAATGGTTGCAGTTGTGGATCATCTAAATAATTATATTCAGGATCTCCTATAATTTGATATTTATCATTTGTTATATTTTCATACATCATGGAAAATAAATTTTCATCCATGAATCCTTCTTTAAAATCATCAAAAGCCATATAGGCTTGATAAGGAATATTATATTTTAAAGGATCTTTTTTTTCAGCTTCAATTTTAGGAACATCAAAATCTTCTATTTGTTTGACTTCATTAAATCTAGGTTTATCCCATTGATCTAAAAAAACTTTAACCACCAATACCCCAGTTTCTCAAATGAGCTGTAAATCTTTTTGTATTATTATAATATGGTTTTAGTTTTCCTATTTCATTATAAACCATACGCATATTTCCATCTTGAATATATTTATAAATATTAGATTCAGGTCCTACTAAATCTATTCCAACAGATGCAATAATATCTATTAAAACATTTCTATGTCTTGGTGTTAAAACAACTTCATCATAAATTTCTTCATAAGCTGCAGTAGCTGTTTTATATTTATATACTCCTAATTGCTCATATGTATCTCTATTAATTCCCATTTCTCCAACTGTCATTTTTAATATATCATTTTTAGAATAATTATTATCTAACAATATTTGTCTTACATTTGGATCATCAATAGGTAAACTAGGACCTATTGCCATGTAATTTTTTTTATTTAAATTATTATCTGTATATTCAGAATCATACACATAATATTCACCATTTTTTTGTGGTGACATTGGTAAATCAAATTGTTGTATTCTTGCAGAAAATTCATTTATTACAAATTGTTCACTTGGTATTTCAATTTTATTTTTTACATTTTGTTTTTCAACTGCATATTTTGCTTGATTGTTATTTGCTATTTCTTTTATTGTATCAAAATCTTTAAAGTTAGAAAATTTATCAGTAAATTCTTTATAGTTATCCATAGTAAGCAAAGACAATTCTCCAATTAATCCATAAAATTTTTCATCAAATGTATCAGCTACTCCAGTTTCTCTGTATGTAGGACTAAATTTAGTTAATAAATTATTTACTATTTCAGATTTCATATCTTGTTTAACATAATCTTGTGAAGCTCTAGTTGAAGGATTAACACTATTTTTTGGTGACCAAGATACTTTTTCTCCATTAGGATTAATTACTTCTAACTCTTCCCAGTTAGATGCTTGACCTTCTTTATCCATCATAATAAACCAACGCAACTCTCCACTTAAAACAGATCTATCATCTACTTTAAATTTAATTTGACCATTATCAAACATAGTATCAATTTTATCTATATATTCTTCTTGCCAATTTTCAGTTTCAAAAAAATCTATTTTTTCTGCTGGTGACATACTATTAAATATAAGTCTTAATTGATGATTAGTTTCAATTCTAAGATCATCTAAATTTTTAATATCTCCATGTTGTAATATTGAATAAGGACTTAGAACAGGATAATTCCCTTGAGCATCATCTGGATTATACATCATATAATCAAAACTCCATCCATCATTTTTTAATTCATTAAAAACATTTTTACTAGCTGTCATTAATATCTGTTCTCTCAACTCAATAGTATTAGGATTATTACCAATATAACTAATATCTCTTTCACCAGCTAAACGTGTAGCTTCTGTAATAATTAGACTACTTAATAATGTTTGATTAGCCATTAATGAATCTTTTAAGTTACCTCCTTTTTGACCAAATATATTTGGCTTGACAGATTGTACTAATGTAGATTCTTCACCTAAATCACTAGGACTAATATCAAATTCAGATGTAGGATAGAATTTACTTTGCCATGGCCAAACATTTTGTAACATTGTATCTAATATATTTTTATCTAAATTAACTAAATGATTTGGAACAAATTGCATCCCAGTTTCCATCATAACACTTTGTATATCTTCAATACTATCTTTTGATTTTGAAAAATATCTTTCAAAAGATTTAGACATTTTAATTATATCTGTTTCATCTGGATTAGGTTTATTAACAAAATTAAAAGAATATTTAGCAGCTTCTATAAAAGTATTATCTAAATTAAATTCTTCAAAATTATTTAATGTTTTTAATGTAGATAAAAAATTGTATAATTTATCTTGACTAGATTTATCATCAAAACTTTCTTTCATTAAATTATCTGAATAGTTAACAAAAGATGTAGGATATTCTTTTGTAATTTCTAATCCTATACTTAATGCAGCTAAAGTTTGATCTGAGCTTATATCAAATCCTTGACTTGTAGCTTGATTAACTTTGTTAATAACATCTTGAACATTAATTTCTTCTTGATTTAATTTTTTATATAAATTGTCTATTATTTCTTGTTCAGTATAAATTTCTAAAAATTGTGGATCTGTTTTAATTGATAAAAAATCTTTTGTTTCATTTGGATCAAATAATTTTTTAAAATCAGCAACTAAATTTTCTTTAACTGTTTGTGTATAATTATGATTATTAATAGCAGTATAATCAGGTGCAGGAGCTTTTCCTTTAGAATAATTTGTAAATGTCTTTTGTATGTATTCAGGATTTATTTTTCCTGTTAAAACATCTTTTACTCCATTTTCAATATTTTTTCTTTCTAAATTTATTTGTGATTTTTGTCCTGCATATTGTAAATTTAATTCTTGTGATAATAACTCATATCTATCATTTAAAAGTTTTTCAGCTTTAGTAACAATATTTTCTTTTGTATCTACATCAAAGTCATTTGCATTAGTTGTAAAGTTATGAACTAATCTTTCTGAAATTAATGTACTGTCATCAGAAAATTTATTATTATACCAATCTTGTATAAATTTTTCTGCTTCTAATTTACTACGTTCTAAATTTTCATAACTACTTGCATCTAAATATATTTTAGAAACTTGACCTAAAGTTTGTTCTGTAATTAATTGTCTATATTTTTTTGTTTGTTCAACAATAAAATCAGGATAAACATTATTTCCATATATATTAGGAAAATTTTTTTGTAATGTTTCTAAGTTTCCTATGAATGTTTGATATCCATCATAAATAGGTTTGTATGCTAATTCAATATCTTCAAGAAACGTTTCTGAACTTTCATTAGTTAAATTTTCTACAAAAGAACTAACATTAGATAAAGAAGCACCTAATGTAGATTCAAATGAAGTAATATGAGTATTTAATGAATTTTCTGCATTTTTATTTATTTGATCATTATATAATTTTTTATAGACACCATTTGATTTACTACCAACACTTTCAATAATATGTTGTTTTGGATCAAAAATAATTTTACCATCACTATCTTTAAATGTTTGAAGATCATTATCTTTTACATATCCTGATACCCATGATTGAATATTAGATATATAATCTGAAGGATTTTTATGATTTAATTCAATATTTAATAAAGCATTATCTATATCTATTCCTATTCTTGATTTAGTTGTAGCTACTGCATTATCAAATTGTGCTTTAGCTCTTGCTGCATCTGCTTCTTGTCCAGCTTTTTCTATAGCTTGATCTTTTTTATTTTGAGCTGCAATATTATCTAAAATATATTTATGAGAAGATTGTTGTATTTCAAAATCTTTTACTTGATTGTTTTGTATTTGTTCACCAATAGCTTTTGCAATTCCACCAAAAGCATTTAAAGGACTTTCACCTACACCTTCTCTACCATATCTTGCTACATCACCAGCTATAGGTAATGTAACTTTTCTTTGTCCTCTATTTAAAGCCATTAATAATCTGCCTCTCTTGTTTTCATAAACCAATCGTTATATGTCTTTTTATATTTACTAATACTTTTAGATGGTTTACTCATACTTCCAAAAGTTTTCATTTCCCATGATTTTGGATTAATTCCAAATAAATCTCTTCTTGTTGTAAATCTTTGTGTTCCTTTTCTATATGATACAGGATATTTATTTATTACTTTTTTTTCTCTTTCCATAGATTTTTCTATTATTTTTTTATGTTGATTATTTAATTTTAATCTATTTAAATCTAAACCTACTGTAGCTACAGACTTTAAGAAATTTAAATTATCTGCTCTTCTGCTTTCATCTATTCTATAATTAAATTCATCTGTCATAGATTGAGTCATTAAATCTACAAGATTAAGATCTTTTTTTCCAAGTCTTTGTATTTCTTGCTGTACTGCTTTAAATGATCCAGAATATTCTGCTACTACTCCTGATGATGATTGTACTGCAAAATTTTCTTTTAAGTCATTAATGATTGCTTCTTTTGTATTATTCCAATCTGATAATCCCTTTAACTGACTAAAACTTCTTTGTGTTGCTAATCTTGCTCTATATTTTTTACCAGAGTCATAACCTCCTACAACATCTAATACTGTAGAGCCGATTGTTATTGCTGTAATAGGATCAATAGCCATTATTTAAATTGCACCTCCAAAGACATCCCCAATACTTTTAATGGTAATGGATCATTCTGTGTTATTGTTACAGTAGGAGCTCTACTATAACCTAGAAAGAAAAACTCTTTTCTATCTGTTACTGGTGTTAAATCTTCGCCTACAGCAAAGTTTACTTGTTGTATAACAAGCTCATGTTCCGTACCAGTAGACGGAGCTTTAATTCTAAAATCTAATGCACTATTAAGATTAACTACACAACGCACTATTCTTCTAAACTCTCCTGTTAATGGACCTTCAGCTAATTCTCTATCAACAGGCATTGTTTCTAATATAGGTGTAAAGTTAAATCCTACTTTCACTCCAGTAGGCTCTGGATCTCCAGTTAATGTAATTCTATTATTAGAATCTATTGTGTATTCACCTAATGAACTATTTCCAAAAACTGCATTTACATTTGTTGTATTTCCATAAATACTATTAACTGTATGAACAAAACCATTAACAATAGTTATGGCTGCATTATCTGCTGGGGAAGATGTTAAACTTTGATCTAGTGTCAAATCATATCCTGCTGCTGTTTCTGTTACTGCTGTTACAGTATATGTACCAGTAATTCCACTTACTGTAAATGTTTCTTGTACTTGTGGTGCAGAAGTAAATCCATCTACTGATAATGTATTTCCTGTTTGGCTTGCTCCATTAACTAATGGTGTACCCTTTTGAAATACTGTTGTTGTTGTTTGACAATCAAGATTTTGAGAATCATCTTCACCAAATTTTTCTAATAGATATTGTGTGGATCCTCCAATAATTCTTTTAGTAACTGTAAATAAATTTTCATTTGCTACACATACAGAATGAAATGTATCATTTGTTCTTGTTTCCCACAATGCCCAACCTTGTATTTGTTCATCACGAATACTATGAAATACAGCTAATGATCCTCCAAGTATACTACCATTATTTAAAAACAATGCATAGTTTTCAGGTCTATTAGATGTACCTTGTATTTCTGCTACTTCTTTAGGTGTATCAATTAAATGACTAGACATTACTGAAAGATTTGTAGATCTATATCCAGCTTCACCTTCAGAATAAACAAACTCTCTTATAGCTTTACCATTTTTTTGAACAAATAAAGTAGCACCATCAAATAATGCTGGTCTTGTTCTGTTACTTCCATAAATTGATTGTCGTCTAAATACAATGTTTGTTGGTGTTATTGCTGCAGTGTCAGATGATGTAGGAATAAAATACTCACCACCATCAGTAAATATCTGTAAGTTTTTACCTGAATAAATATGTCTAACTTCGTTTACTTTATCGCCTGCAATAGCAACATTTATAGAATCTGTTGCAGCTCCTGTACCTACATCAAAATTAAAATATGCTCCTATTTGACTAGCAATAATAGCAGCTGGTTTATCTCTTACTCCACCAAACCACAATCTATTATCATGAAATGTTACAGCTTGAGGATAACCTCTAGGAATAGAAATTAATTCTTCTTCCCAATCATATAAAGGCCCAGTTCCAGAAGCTACTGTTTCAATAATTGTTCCTGTTACTACTGTTGAACTTGTATACCCAGTTATTTTAACTTGAGATCCATCTATTTTTAAATAATGATTTACATAATCTGGTGTAAAAAAACCACTAGACGCTGTAATTGTTCTACCTGTTCCTGTTGCAGAAGTGCTTAATGTTAATGTTACATCATGGCTTTCATATTTATAAAATGGTGCATGAGTTTTATATGCACCAGAAACTACCACATCTTCATCTTCTTCAAATTCAAATTCAGAAACACTAAATGTACTTGCAGAAGTTCTTTTAATTTGAATTGAACGATTATCTCTATGCGTAAGAAAAACAGTATCACCAAACTGAGCATAGTTTAATTCAAATAATTGAGCTGTAGTCCAATTACAATTTGTTGTAATATTGGATTGAACACTTGCTCCATCTTGATCAAATACATCTAATCTATTATTTGATAACGCAAATATAGCTACTTCATCATTAGAAAATACAAATGGTATTATTCTTGATTCTGCTGGTAATGTTGCTTTGTAGTCAGTGCCAGGTCTACGCATTACACCACCTGTATTCATAATTAACCAATTTCTACATTGAGTTAATCCTTCAAAATATGATTTAGTATCTGTACGAGAAGATAATACAGGATCTAACTCTCCTGATGAAAAATGAGTAAGAACAGTTCTTAATGTTCTTGCCATGTTAAACTGCCGATCTTGTTGATTGCCTTAAATTTAAATATCTGTTTGTATCTAGTTTGTTAGCTGTTGTTTCTTGACTATCAGTATTTTTTGCAATCAAATATTGTCTTTCAGCTCTATCACCAAACTCTCTAATCATTCCTGAATCTCTAGCTATAGATCCTGCAAAAACACTTGCTAATTGAAATTCAAGAGCTAGACGAAAATAGGGAGGAAACTGACTTTCATCTTGTCTAAAAATATAATCCATAATTACTGTGCTTTGAGATCCATAATCATTTACATATATTTTATCTTCATATCTATCATAAGGAATAGAATAATCATTTACTGTTACTGCATTAATTTTTAATACTAAAGGATTTGTTGGCATTTGATATGCATAAGTATATCTACCAACAGGAGCATCTGCTAACAATGATAATTGTTTTTGACCAGTTGCAAATCTCCATCTATGTCTTGTTAAACTTGATTCTACTATTTCTTCGTAAATATTATTTACAACAAGAGCTTCTGTACTATCATCACTAAATGAAGAAATGGGCTGTGCACCCATCATAATTAATGCTCTTGAAGCTATATCTACTTTTGTTACTGCCATAATTTTAAATAGAGGGGGATAAACCCCCTCTGTGATTAGTTATGCTAATAGTGCAGTTGTTACTGTTGCAGATGAAGATGCTGTTACCAACAATCCATCTACTACTGTATTTGAACTACTTACTACTAAAATAATATCACCAGCTGATAATTCTTTATAAGCTGATAAAAAATAATTTGCATCATCAATAGCAGTGATTAAATCACCATCATTGTAATACCAAATTGAATTTCCAGCTCCTGCTTGTGATATTTTTTTTATTGGGTTTGATGCTTCGTATGCCATTATCTATCTCCTTACTCCGCACACTTCTGAACTCTAATACCATTAGTGTCAATAAGAATTGATCCCATTGATAGGTATGAAGTCATTAAGTGAGCTACCTTTTCAGGTATATAGTTAACTTCTGTTCTAACTTCTGATCCAACACCTAGACCCATTGATGACTTATGCCATGCAATAGTGTGTCTATCAGTTGATCCTGAAGTATCTAGTCCAGAATGTACGAACACTAAGAAACCAACAAATTTCTTTGCAGTATAATTCATACCAGCAAAAGGTAATTCGTTTGATCCAATGTACTCAAGTCTTGTCCACTGATCTTCAGCCAATAGATCTGACCATTGGTTAGGACCAATCGCCCAATATCTTTGACCATCATCAGGCACATCATTAGTACCAAATAGTGCTTGCATTTCTTTAAACTTATTCACGTTCATATCAGTAGCTAAAGTACCACCTTGAGCACCAGCAGTGTTTGCTAGTGTAGTAGCAGATGCCATAGCGTCTGTAATGATTGAATCAGTTTTTCTTCCTAGAGCATAAGCTGCATTGTTTGCAATTACTGCTCTTTCGTCAATATTAGTCTTTAACTCATCTAACTTGTCAACATAGTCTGATGCGTAGAAGTCAGCTAAAGTTGCAGTTACGTTAGTATGAGAGATATTCATCGCTACTACTTCAGCATGTCTTGCTTTAGAAGTTGCTTCTCCTGTACCTACTTTTTGAAACTTAACTGATTCCCCTGATACACCATTAACTACACGAACAAGGTTTTTAAGTTTAGACCCCATTCTTTGATATGCCATATGTACTTCAGCTTCAAACTGAGTAATAAAAGCATTAGTAATTTGTGAACTCATAGAATCTCCTTATATTAGTTCATTACCAGTTATCTTTCAGATAGAATCAAATAAGTTATCCCTCATGGGCTTATCTTTCTATTAAAAGGCTACCCCAAGCTATAAATATATAATACCTTTATTATCAACGCACATTTAGTTTATTTGCTAATAATTTTAAAATTAAAGGATTATCTTTTAACACAGAGGTAAGCCCATTACTTATATTGTTAACTACAATTTCTTCTTTATTTTCTGTATCAAGAGGTTGACCACTTTGAGTAAGACCATAGTAATAACAAACTGCATGAATTATTTCATGAATAAGAGTGCAGCTATAATCTAAATCTGATAAATCTTTAGATATAGTAATTGTGTTTTTTCTATGATCAAACTCTCCATAGCTATCAAATGTATTTTGAAACGTGCTTTCTTGATCAATTAAAGTTATCTCTTGATAACCTATTTTAACTAGCTTGTCCGTATTTCTTTTCATAAAGATCAGAAACTCTTTTGATATATGCAGGATCTTTTTGCTGTGGATCCCAATATCTAGGATCTTTCATCATAGATCGTAAATCAAGTTCGCTTACTTCTTCTTGAATAGCTGTATCACTAGGTAATGGTGTAGATTTATTTAAATTCATAATTTCCTCTAACGCTTCTATACCATCAGCTGTTGATGATAGCTCTTGAAATTTATTATAAGCTTTTCCACTTAAATATTTTTTTGCCCATATGTCTGCAGCTTCTACTCTTTCTCTAGCATTATCACCTAATTTTTTCATTTCTTCTTCAGGATTAGGATTCATTGATAATTCACTATTAATAAAAGCTTTTACTCCATCATTAAAATCACTTTGATTTAAACCTTTTGATTTAGCAAAATCTTTCCACCAATCCATTAATGGTTGATCATTATTAAAATTAACTTCTATATCTTCAGGTATTCCTTCAGGAACAGTTATTTCATAATTTTCAGGAACATTAGCTAATCTTTCTCTATCTAAATCATCACGAATAGATTTTGTTAGCTCTTCTGTTTTTTGACCTAATTTTTTTTCTAATGCATTATATGAAGATGCAAGAGCTTCTACATTTGCAGATTTATTATCTGGATCCCAAAATTTTTCTGGAATGTATTCAGGTCTATCAACTGATTCTTCATTACTTTCTTGTGCTATATTTTCTTCAACCATTTTTATTCTCCTTGTTGTGTTTGGTTATCCTAGCTTCAATTATACCAACAATAAATCTCATACCTTCTTTATGAAACAATGCATTGGCATCTATCTCTGGGCCACTCACAGCATTAATGGAAATATTCTTAAGATATTGTAATACCTTTTTTCCTGCTGGATCACTAAATACAGAAGCAAACGTTTGGTTTAAATCTCTTTCATCCTCTAATGAACGAGCAAAACCATCTATTGATTGATATTTTTTATTGTTGTTCAGCATTTGGTGGTGTACCTTGTCCAGCCATAGCCATCTGTTGCATCTGATTAGCTATTTGCTGTTGCTCTGCTTTATCTCTAAGAAGTTTTTCAGGAATATTCATTAGTTTAGCTAAGTGTTTAGCCATTGAATCCTGATTAACAATTAGATTAAGCATTTGCGGACCAAATGTTACACCAATTATCTCATTAAATCTATTAATATCTGTAATATCTTGATTATATTGAGCTCTTGAAAGAGGAGATACAGCTTGTATTTGTATTTCTCTACCATTTACATTAGGAATTTCTATTCTTCCTTGATCATTTAATATTTTAATTACTCTTCTAAGAACTGGTAAAACAAATTCTGCTTGCAATCTTCCAAATGACGATCCAATTTGTCTTGATAAATCTGCCATTCTTTCAGAAACTTCAGTAGCAGACATTGGAGTACCTTCAGGTCTACCAAGAGTTTCCATATATAAAGCTTTTTTAATATTGTTTCTCATATCTTCTAAGACTAACTGAGCTACATCAAATCTTCCTGTGTTAGTAATAGGCATTAATCCTCTGCTATTAGGAGCTATAGGAATTAAAGTGCCAGGTACTAATGAAATATTATCTGTATTAACAACACCATCATCTTCAATTTGATACACACCACTAACTGCCATTTGTGCATTTTCTAAAATTAATTGTATAGTAAGGTTGCAAGTTTTTATTGCAGACATAGCATTAAATACTGGACCTCTACCCCATACTTCTCCTGAAGCTTTGTTCCATCTAAACACTACATAAGGATTTGATCCTACACCTTTATATTCTTCTTCTAATAAAATATCTTGTGTTTCTTTTAATATAACACATCTTTTATATACTTCTTGATTCTTCTTAGAATAATCACGATACACACTATCAATTAATGTAATCTTTCTATCTTCATCATTTTTAAAAATACTATTAGTAGGTATTATAGCTTTTGGATATAAAACATTTATTTGATTGTAAGGACATCTTCTATCCCTAAATACTGTATCTATTCTATTATCAGGTCCATTTAAAAATTTAACTTGAGGTAAGGGAACTGAGGTAAATTTTATAGGATTGATTGCAT